GACTTATGGCGCCGGCCTACCGAGCTATATCGGTCAGGTGCTCGACGAGCCCACGCTCTCGGCACTGATCAAATCGCAAATGTCTCTCGAAGCCGACGTGTCGCACACGCCAGAGCCGCAGATCACACTCAAGGCAATTCCCAACGGCGTCTCAGCCCAGATCGCCTACACCAGCGTTCAGACTGGGGAACCCGTGCTCTTAAATTTCGATGTAACGCCCTAACGTAAAGTTTTCATGGCCCTGCAAACGTACTCCTTCTCAACGCTCGTGAGCAACATTGCCACCGCGATGCAGGCATCCGCGACGGCAGCGCTCAATTTCACCGCCGGGTCGGTGCTTCGAGCCATTGCCGAGGCGACTTCGGGCGTCGTGCTCTGGCTTCAAGCGATCATCCTGCAACTGCTGACGGTCACACGCGCTGCTACGAGCACGGGAAGCGATCTCGACAGTTTCGTAGCGGATTTCGGCCTCGTACGGCTTGCGGCGGTTGCCGCCACGGGGCAGGTCACATTCTCTCGGTTCACCGCGACTCAGCAAGCGGTCATCCCGATCGGCGCGACGGTGCAATCCTCGGACGGGGCGCAAGATTACACGGTCACGATCGATACCGGCAACTCAGCTTACAGCGCAACCCTCGGCGGATATGTGTTGCTCGCGAACACGGCGAGCGTCACCGTGCCGGTGCAAGCCAACATCGGCGGGGTAGGCGGGAATGTCCTTGCCGCCACGATTTCGGTCCTCACGACGCCGATTCCGGGCGTGGATACGGTCACCAACGCCTCGGCCTTCACCAACGGCCTTGACGCGGAATCTGATGCAGCACTCAGAACGCGATTTATCGCCTATATCGGGTCTCTTTCCAAAGGAACCAAGGACGCGATCGGCTACGCGGTGACCAGCGTTCAGCAGGGAATCACCTATACGCTCACCGAGAATTACGACTACTCCGGGACGTATACGCCGGGCTATTTCTATGCGGTCGCCGACGACGGAACCGGATTCCCTTCGACGCCGCTGCTCACCAATATCTCAAACGCCATCGATGCGACCCGAGGACTGACGATCAATTTTGGGGTATTCGCCCCAATCATCCTCACGGCCAACGTGGCGCTCACCATAACCACGGCGAGCGGCTACACCCATTCTGCGGTCGTCGCTGCCGTAACGTCTTCATTGGAGGCATTCCTTAACGGCCTGCCTCTGGGAACGTCCTTACCCTATACCCAAATTGCCAGCATCGCTTACGACGTGGCGGGAGTGACCAACGTGACCGGTGTTCTCTTAAACAGCGGCACCTCCGATCTGATTGCGGACAATAAGCACAAAATCCTCTGCGGAACCGTTGCGGTAAGCTAGATGGCAACCGGCGATACTCAGGACGTCATCACGCGCATCAAGGCGCTTCTGCCGAGTGGCTGGTTTTCCAGCGTCACGCCTGTTCTTGATACCGTCCTGACCGGGATCGCCTTGGTCCTGTCGCACGTTTATGAGCAGATTTCCTACGCCAGGCTGCAAACACGAATCGCCACGGCGACCGATGGATTCCTCGATCTCATCTCCTTCGATTTTTTCGGTTCGGCCCTGCCTCGCGCCTTACAGGAATCCGATACGCTCTTTCGCACCCGGATTCAGGCAAACCTCTTGTTGGAACGCGGAACCCGGCATGGCTTGATCCGCGCCCTGCAAATCCTCACCGGGCGCACGCCCATCGTGTTTGAACCGGCCAATCCCCAAGATTGCGGCGGCTGGAATCAACCGAACGGCCTTGCCTACGGCCTTGTCGGTGGATGGGGCAATCTCAGCCTTCCCTACCAATGTTTCGTAACGGCTTACCGACCCACGGGGCAAGGGGTTCCCAACGTCGCGGGATGGGGAAATCCGCAAGGGGCTTTGAATACCGGAAGCCAAATCGAATATGTGAATCAAAGCATGATTACCGGAGCGGTGACCGACGCCGATATCTACGCGCAGATCGATCGCGTGAAAGAAGCCGGAACCATCGTTTGGACACGCATAAGCAGTTAGCGAACAATTACCCCGCGCGAGCGGCTTTTTATTCAAAGGAGATTTCATGGTCGATCGTCAGATGGTTTACCCCGGCGCGATACCGCAGGACACCGATTTTCTCAACACCAACAAGAATGTGATGGTCGGTCTCGGCTATTTGATGCAGGCGATCCTGGGAACGAGCACCGCGGTTGACGGATTGGCTTGCACGCCGACCGGCCCCGCGACCCTGACCGTAAATGTCGCCACGGGCTCCATCTACAGCCTCGCACAAATCGATGCCACGGCTTACGGAAGCCTGCCGTCGGACACGGTCAACCAGATCGTCAAACAAGGCATCGTCATTGGCACGACCAACTTTGCTTGCCCCGCTCCCTCGACGTCGGGGCAGTCGGTTGTCTATCTCATTCAAGCGGCGTATCAGGACGTTGACGGCGGATCGACCGTCCTTCCGTACTACAACTCCTCAAATCCTTCGGTTCCCTATTCCGGTCCGGGGAACCTGGGAACTTCGCAAAGCACCGTCCGAAAGGGTGTCTGCGTTCTGGCGGTCAAAACCGGAGTCGCCGCAACGACGGGCACCCAAGCCACGCCTGCGCCGGATGCCGGATATACCGGTCTCTGGGCGATCACCGTCGCTAACGGCCAATCGACGATCACCAGCGGCAATATCGCTCAGCTCGCGACCGCACCGTTTATCACTCCGAAACTCTCAAGCATCCTCGCGACGATCCAATCGGGGGCGGCGAATTTCGCCGTCGACACCAGCGGCTCGGCCAACACCATCACCATCGCGCTGTCGCCCGCGCCAGCCGTTCTGACCAACGGCATGAGGGTGTTCGTCAAACTCGCGAACACCATCACCGGCGCCACGGTCATGAACACGAACGGCCTGGGTAACGTCTCCGTGGTCAACCAGATCGGCGCAGCACTCGCCAGCAACGCCGGGGTCGCCAACGGCATCTACCAATTCGTTTACGACGGCAACGGGACACGCTGGCAAATGCAAGGCGTCCTCTCCGGCATCGGACTCCTCGCCGCCAACAATCTCTCCGACGTCGCCAGCGCCTCGGCTGCGCTGAGTAATTTAGGCGGCGCGCCTTTGGCCAGTCCCACTTTTAGCGGAACCCCTGCCGCACCGACAGCCGCGTCGACCGTCAGCAATACGCAACTGGCCACCACAGCCTTCGCCAACCCCGCCAGCTCGAAAGCGACGAACGGCTACGTCAAACTCCCCAGCGGCATCATTATCCAGTGGATGACGGCCTCATTCTCCGGCTCGCACACGGCCAACGTCCAGGTGCAGACGACCATCACTTGGCCGCTCACGTTCCCGAACGCCTGTTGGGCGGCAACAGCGACGCTCACCACCGGCATCAATACCACCGGCTATTCCTGTAGCCAGTTAGAAAGCCTCACTACCAGCACCGCATTCTGGGATTATATCAGCGCGTCTTCGGGCACGGGTGCCTCGGCGTTCATCATAGCGATCGGCAATTAAGGAGTACGGCACATGGGTCTCTATTATTCAAAATCCACGGGCGGTTTTTACGATGACATCGTTAATGACACGCTACCTACCGACGCGGTGACGATCACCGCGGAACGTCACCAGGAACTTCTCGAGGCGCAGTCGTCGGGGCAAATGATTTGGGCCGACGCCGACGGTATCCCGCAGGCCGTCGACCGTCCGGAGCGAGCGATCCCTTCCCCGCCAGAGCCGACCAATGAGGAACTGTTAGCGCAGATCAATAACATCTTAGCGATTCTTTCGGCCCGGTAGCGAATCGTGTTGCGTCAGAATCCCTCTTCCCTGCTCGACAATAGGCATTGAGGCTTTCGCGGTTAAAACGGACTAACAAAAGGAACACACAATGCCAATATCAATAAGGCTTTCCGATGCGGCTTACGGCGGCACGCCGGGTACCGGCGACAACACCGCAGCGATCAACGCCTGGTTCGCCGCCCTGATGGGAACGGCCGGCGCGATCGGCGTCATCGATGATTACTTTCCCTACGCTTCGCCGGTAATCTGGGATTTCGCCTCGCGTCCGTGGGGTGTGAAAATCACTTCTGAGCGCGGACTCGGGCGGTTACAGTATACCGGGACTACCGGTAAAGGATTGCAAGCAATACACTCCGGCGGCTCGTCGGTCGGTAGCGTTTCCGTCGCTGGACTGGTGATCGAAGACGTCGATTTCGATTGCGATTTCAACGGCGTGGGATTCCAGATCGGATCGGATAACGGGTACGATGTTTTTGAGTCTTGCCACATCATCCGCCCGCGTATCATCA